GAGGTGAACCCGGAGTGGGAGGTCTATGTGAAGGGAAAGCCCCTGTGGGAACTGATCTATCCTGTGGGGAGCCTGTATCTGTCGGCAGTGGACACCGATCCTGGGGCGCTGTTCGGCGGGACATGGGAGCGCATCCGGGACAGGTTCCTGCTGGCGGCAGGCACTGCGTATGGTGCAGGGACCACCGGCGGTGAGGCGGTCCACACGCTGGCGGAGAGCGAGCTGCCCACCCATGCTCACGATCCGGCCAATCAGGCGGGGTATTACGGCTTTATCACCAACAGCCAGAAGGCGTTCACCGTGGGGGATATGGGCGTTCAGAGCGGCAGCGGGCGGTACTATCCCTACGCATCGGCGGCATTTGACATCAGCCGCAACACGGCGACCGGTGCGACCGGCGGCGGGAAGGCTCATAACAATATGCCGCCATATCTGACGGTGTATGCTTGGCGGCGAACAGCCTAATCGTCTCGCTGCGGGTCAGTGGGAAATGGAGGGAACCACCTTATAACATAGCCCCAGAGGAGAAAGGAAATTACTGAATGGAAACAATCGTCGTAGCTCTCATCACCGGCGGCCTGTCGCTGCTGGGGGTAATCATCACCAGCAACAAGACCACCCGTGATGTGCAGGCCAAGCTGGACACGCAGCAGGCTGTCACCGACACCAAACTGGACGAGCTGACCCGGGAAGTCCGGGAGCATAACAACTTCGCCCGGCGCGTTCCGGTGCTGGAGGAGCAGATCAAGGTCGCCAATCACAGGATAGAGGATTTGGAAAGATTATCCAACCACTAAGCATCGCAGATTTACAGTATGAGGAGGGATATATATGCATCGAGGTACGACCCCTACGCTGACATTCCAGCTACCCATCGACACGGGAAGTATCACGGTGCTGTCCATTGCCGTGGCTCAGGCCGGACAGGTTAAGATCGAAAAAACATTGCCGGATGTACATCTGGACGGGAATGTTGTCTCCTGCACACTGACGGAAGCCGAGACCCTGTCGCTTACTGCCGGGAGAGGCATTGACGCAAAGATACAGCTCCGGGTGGGCGTAGGCGGTCAGCGCATGGCATCTCAGGTGTTCACGGTGCCGGTGGAGCGTATCTTGCGGGATGGTGCGCTATGATCGAGTTTGACATAGCGTTCCGGCCCGGCGATGACTTCGCAGTCACCTTCGGCGGGGAAGTCCCTCTGGAGGCTGAGATGGGTCAGGTGATGGAGGTGCTTGCTACCGAGGAGCGGACGGTGGAGCTGTCTATGCCCTACGGCAATCAGGTCATCCTGCCCACCAGCGGCAAGGTCATGCGCAAGGTGACTATTCAAAAACCGGACACCCTACTATCCGAGAACATCAAGAAGGATGTGGTGATCGGCGGCGTGACCGGAACTCTGGAGGATGGCGGCAGCTTCAAGGCAGTGATAGAACGCACGGCTGTCAGCCCTACACTTCCGGGTGATTTGACGACCATTGGTTACAGTGCGTTTAGCGGTTGTCCCAACCTTGCATTAACCAGCCTGCCGTCTGGGGTAACAAGCATCAGTGACTATGCGTTTAATAATTGCCCCAACCTTGCATTAACCAGCTTGCCGTCTGGCATGACAAATATCGGTAGCTATGCGTTTCAAAGCTGCCCCAAACTTGCACTAACTAGTCTGCCGTCTGGAATAACACGCATCGGTTACTATGCGTTCAATGGTTGCCGCAACCTGGCAATAACTAGGCTGCCACCTGGGATAACGAACATTGGTTTCGGTGTGTTTGCTAATTGCACCGGGCTAACAAGTATTACATTCGAGGGAAACCCAAAGACCATCCACTCTTCTGCATTTAACGGGTGCTCCAACCTAACCACCATTTATGTTCCGTGGTCGCAGGGGCAAGTAGCAAATGCTCCTTGGGGTGCGAGCAAGGCCACCATCATTTACGATTATACTGAGAATTAAAAAAGGGAAGGAGACGGCAGTGAATGTACAATACCGACTAA